CTCGGCCTTCGTGACGTGGCGCTTGCGGAAGTTGCGCTGCATGGGGCCTCGCAGCTCGTACAGCAGGTTCGCGAGGTTCGCGAGGTTCACATCGGCCATGCCGATCATCTCCTTGCGTTGGGGGGGGTGGTGTGAGGGGTGAGGGGTGAAGCTGACTAGACGGCCGTGGGCCGCGCCATCATCCGGCGGGCGGCGTCGAGTTCGGTGTCGGCGTCGCTGGCGCCCTGGTAGCCGGCGCCGCCGCCTCCGGGTTCGCCGCCGAGGTTGGCGCGCTTGCCCCACTGCGCCTGTGTCCGCTGCACGCCCACGGCGATTAGAGCGTTTTCGAGCGCCCGCACCTGCTTGGCGGCCATGTCGACCGCTGCCTGCACGGCGCGCGGCCCGTCCCCGTACCGGGCTTCCGCCTGCGGGTACAGCACGTCGGCGAGGTTGCGGGCGATGGACGTGAGTGTGAGGTCGACACCTTCCGGCTTCGTGAACTCGCCTTCGCGGGCCTCGAAGTCGGAGAACATGTCTAGCGCTCGCTGTTCCGCTTCACCGTTGATCTGCTGCTCGGTGTGCGCGAAGATCGGCGCGATCAGCCCCTGGATCTGCTGCACCGCCGCCTGGTTGTTGGCCCACAGCAGATGCATGAGCTGTTCGCCGAAGTTGTCGGCGAACGGGTCAAGCTGGTAGCTGGGCTGGCCGCCGTCGTAGCCTCCGTACTGTTGTGCCGGCTGCTGCTGCCCGAGGCCCTGGAGGGCGCCGTGGACGCCGCGGAGCATCTGCTGGTTCTCGAGCCACTCTTCCTCCGTGGGTCCCGCCCAGGCCGGCGCCGCCGCCACGGGGGAGGGCGATCCCTCCGAGCCCGTAGGCCCGGCCGGCGGGTCGGCGCCGGCCGGGGCGGGCGGCCCGCCGGAGCCAGCGCCGTCGTCCGGGTCGAAGAGGATGTGCAGTAGGCGGTGACGCATGGGTGCCCTCCTGGAAGACGAAGGGCCGCTTGAGGGCGGCCCTGGGGGTGCGGGATGTAGATCGCGTTAGACGGACGCGATGCCCTGCTGGTCACCGATCGCGAAGGCGCGGACGACGATCGTCGACTGGTCTGATGCGTTCGCGGCCTCGGCGCCGATCGCGGTGAACAGCACGAGCTTTGCGTTGGCGTAGTCGTACGCGGCGAGCCTGGACGCGAGGCCCTTCTGCTTCGCTTCCAGCCACTCGATCGACGTCATGCCGAGATCAGCCGGGGTGAGCGGCTCCCCGCCGGTCGGGTACGAGCTGTCGAACGTGATGTCGGCGACGAGCGCGCGGCCGGCGGGAACGTGGACGCGCTTGATCGCGGTGATGGTGAGAGCCATGAGCGAAGCTCCTTGTCAGCGGGAGTTGACGGCGTGAAGGTGAGCCCTGTAGGTCACGTTGGTGTTGGAGGACGTGACGAGCCGGACGCGGCGAACGAACCGCGAGTGCGCCTGCGCGAGATACCGGGCGTACTGGCCGACCGCGGTGACGGTGCTGCCGACGGCGCCGGTGTCGCTGTCGGCGGGGATCAGCAGCAGGTCGAACCATGCGACTGCGCCGTCGGCGACGTCCTTGGCGCGATCGAACGTGGCCTGCAGCTTGAACGTCACCGCCGGCGTTGCTCCGACGGCTTCGACGATGAACGCGACCGCAAGCTGCGACGTCTCGGGGCCGAGCTCGACGCTGGCGTGGTTGTTGTTGCCGGTGGAGCCGGTCGCGGCGAGCGCGGCGCATGCGATAGCTGCCATGTGTCCTCCAAAGGGGAGCGCGCCCGCGTAGGGTTCAGCGGGTGCTGATGGTCTACGGGTTCCCGGTCACGTACGAGCAGGTTCGCGTGGTGTGCGGGCTGCTGCTGGAGCACGGGGAGAGGCCGTCGGCGCTGTCGGCGTCGGTGGCGCTCAACCGGGCGGTCGAACGGCAGGCGCGGATCGTGGCGCTCGACTACGAGGAGCGGGACGCGATCCTGTGGGCGCTCGCGCACGACCCGCCTGAAGATCTGTGCGGGCTGCGGGGCCACCTGCTCAAGACGCGGCCGGGGTGGCTTCGCTGACCTGACCGGCGGGGGCCGCTGGCTGTGTTGCGGCGGCGTGCCGCGCGTTCTCCGCGGCGACCGCGAGATGCTCCTGCACGTGCTGCTCGAGCAGTTGCCACGCGTGAGTGTCGCCGATGATCTCCGCCTGGATCTGCGCTTCGCGGTGTTTCAGCACGTGCACTTCCGGCGGATCGTACGGCATCGCGGGCAACGGCTCCCCGGAGAGCAGCCGGTGGTTCTCAAGCTCGGCTTTCTCTTCGTGCACGTCGCCCGGCCACGCCGGCATTTCCAGCGCTTCGCCGGAGTCGAGCGACCGGCGGTACCAGTCGACCCACGCGAGCGGGTTCGTTGCCACAGAGCCGGAGTTGAGCGCCGCCGCCCACAGATCCTCGACCTTCTTCAGCTCGGCGGCCTGCGACCGCGGCTTGGCGGCGCCTTCGGGCACCCGCACGATGAAAAAGTCGGGGATGCGGCTCGCGGTGAACGTCCACGCTTCGATGCGGTTCTCGTCCCCTGCCAACGCCAACTGCTTGTTGTCGGGCCAGTAGGCGCGCATGTCGTGGATGCTGCATTCCATCAGCCTTGAGATCGACCGCTGGTGCTCCCCGTAGATGTCCTCGCGCTTCGTCTGGTCGTTCTCGGAAAGCAGCGCTAGCTGCGAGTACGTGTTGACGTTCGCGGGGTTCTCGCCGAGCCGCACGCCCTTGAACCCGGAAGCGTGCTCGATATCCTCGCGGGTTTCGGCGATGTCGCGGTACATCCACTCGCCCGGGCCGATCCCGGCGTGGAAGCTCGGCGGTGGGGTGCCGCGCTTCAGCTCGACCTTCTCGACGGGGACGCCGCTCGGGTTCTGCTTGACCGCGCCCTCCTCAACGAACACCTTCGGCATGCCGCGGTCGATGATCTCATTGCCCTGCGTGCGCCGTCGGTTGATGATCCGCTGCGGATCCTTGAGTCCATCGACGAGCGACCGGGAGAAAAACCGGCCGGACAGCCTGACCCAGTGGAAGTAGTTGATGCCGGCGGTTCGGGTGCCGTCCGGACGCGTGTACGGCAGTTGATTGTTGACGCGAACGAGCTTCTTGCGGTCGCCGATCAGGTGCACGCACCGGCCGTCCGGGTACTTCGGGCACGGCCGCTCGTACGCCTTGTACAGCCACGCGTGGTTGCGGAGCTTCGACGCGTTCGAGCCGCCGGTGCCGGCGGTCAGCCGCGCGTCCGCGCCGGCGGTGGACACGTCGAGGCCGATCAGCGACGCGATGTCGGGGTCCTCTTGCAGCGACCCGGCCGGGAGCCCGTACTCGGCGATCAGGTCGTCGACCGGAACGGGACGCATCACGATCTCCCACGGGAAGTACTCCTCGTGGTCGATGCCTGGTGGCACAAGCAGGTTGAAAGGGCTGAGCGGCTCCCACCTGTGCCGGCCTTCGTGAATGGTCTTGAACTGGACGCGCTGCCCAGACGCCTGCGTTTCCGCTACGAACGCGCGCGCGCGCTCCAGGTCGGTGATCACGTGTCCGTCGGGACCGACGGGCATCTCGCCCATGACGGGGCCTTCGTCCGCACGGAACATCGGCCGGATAGCGGCGACACCAAGGTCGATGCAATACCGGCGTGCCTGCGAAAGCGCGAGCTCGGCCCGCCACTCGTTGTCCCACGCCCACCCGACCGACCGGTTCGCCTGCTCCTGAAACTCCTCGTTGGTGTCGTCGTCGGCAACGAGCAGCAGTTCGGGACGGTCGCCGACCTTCGCCATCTCCCCGAGCGCGGTGGTGCGGTACTCGGTGATGACGTCGGCCACATACAGGTCGCGGTCGCGCAGCTGGTTGGGCATCTCGAGCTTGCGGGCGCGCGCGTTCCACTGCAGCCAGTGCTTGCCGGCGGCGAACGCGAGGTTTGTGACCCACGCGGGCTCGTACTGCCGGCGGTCTTCGCGCGCCTGCTGGATCCGTTCGCCCCACAGCCGCTCGTCCCGCTGCGCTTCGGGCACATGCTCGAGAAGCTCACTCACGGCTCATCTCCCGGCTCGCCCGGCCACTGGTCGGGGCTGGCTGTCAGGCCGTCCCACGGGCTGGGCGGCTCGAACAGTTCGGCGGGCTCGTCGGCGGGCGGCGTCAGCCACGGGCGGCCCGCGAGAGCACACACCTGGTTGACGAGCAGCTGCCGTTCGCGCGCGTGCTGCCGTTCGGCGTGCTGTACCGCCTTGACGGCGTACACGGTGACGGCGGCGACGCACAGGAGCGCGACCGCGGCGACGACAACGACGCCGATCACCGTTTGGCCTGCCGGTAGTGGTCGAACAGGAGCCGGTCGGCGTGCCCGCGGCCCTTGCGACGACGAAGCCGGCGCGGCGGCCGGTCGGCGTTGTCCTGAACCCGGACGGGCCGGTGGCCGTACCGGCGCTCGTGCTCGTCTGTCTGCTCAGCGGTGAGCGGCGACGAGCCGTCTACGGAACGAGCGACGTCCATCCGCTCATCGGCTCGTTCTGATTCGCGGGGTCGAAGAACTGGCCGCGCTCCGAATGCTGATCCTGGCCGGCGTGCACGACCACGACGTCGGGCAGCGGCTCGTCGCCGGCGGCTGGCGCCGTGGCGGCGGGAACGTCGCGGCCCAGGTAGCCGTCGCGGTCGAACAGGAACCGGGTGACGCCCGTGACCGCGAACGCCCCTTCGATGCCGTGGCGGGAGCGAAGCTCCACCTGCCAGCCGTCTTGAACGGGGAACGAGATCTCGCGGCCGTCGGCCGTCTCGACGATCAACTGCATGGACTGTGCCCTCCTGAGTGTGGATGCGAACGGGATCCGCGGCGGTGTCAGGCCGCGACGTGCGGCGGCGGCTCCGGCGGCATGTCTTCGTAGTGGAGCTCGACGTAGTCGGCGGCGACCGGCCACACGTGCCCGCTGACGGGGTCGTGCGCGATGAAGTCGCCGTCGGTGGCTTCGAGCTTCTCGATCTTGGCCTTCAACTCATCGTCGTCGGCCGGAACTCGCTCAGCAGTTGACTCGCCCGGCGCGACCTGGAAGACGACGCTGCGCCCGGGCGCGGGAACGAACTCGTGGTCGGTCATGACTGTCCTCCTGCGGGTCGTTTGAGGTTGCAGCCGGCTACCATGCATCGGGCGTGGTAGCCGCGGTTCTCGTGGCCGCACCGGCATGTCCACGCGGGCCGCGGCTCGTGCCGCACCTTGCGGCGGCCGGCGTTCGTGCCGCCCTTGGCGCGCACCGTGAGCATCAGCGGAGCACCGAGTCGACGGCCGCGGTGACGGCTGGCGTGTCGCCGGTGGCGGCGGGGTTACCTTCGACGAGCACGTGGCCGTCGTGACTGTCGCGCATGCCGGTCGCCCATGCTGCGAGGCACCCGAACGAGCAGCAGCGAACGGCTTTCGCGAAGTCGTCGCGGAGGTCGCGCGCGCCCCAGCGGATCACGAGGCCGCAGCCGATCATGCGGTCGTCGTTGCCGATCTCACGGTTGCACACGTTGCACCGGTCGCTCATGCCGCGACCCCTTCGGGCTCGGCCGCTGGGGCAGCCTTGGACGCAGCGATCAGCTCGTCGACACTGACGACGCGGGTCTGCCGCGCGACGGCCTCCTGCACCTGCTGCTCGAGCGCGGCGACGCGGTCGGCGAGCCGCTGCTGCTCCGCGCGGGCCTCGTCGATCGCGTCGCCGTGCACGAACCCGTGGAGACGAGCGAGCGCGCTGACGCACCGGTCGCACAGGTAGACGCGGCCGCCGGCCGGCTCCTTCAGCGTGTCGGTGAGACGGCCGCTGTTGGAGCCGCAAATGCACGTGTGCGGCCACACGACGGCTCCTTCGTCGCCGATGAAGCGAGGCTGTATCATGCGGGGTGCCCTCCCTATGCGTTGACGTACGTGGCCCAACCGTCCCCGCCTTCGTCGCGCTCGTCGGCTTCGGCGAGCGCGCGCGCTCTCGGGTCGTCCGGGTACTGCTTCGGCTGCTGCGAAGGCTCCGGTCGGCTCATCGCGCCGTACCGGGCTGCGGCGACCGCGTGGCCGTTCCGCTGCTCCCACTGAGGGTCGATTTTCTCGAGCCCGTCCGGCTTGTCTGCCGGTTGCAGCGGCGCGGTTTTCATCTGGTCGATCAGTTGTGTGCACGTGTGGTGCACGAACATGCGTGGCGACCCGAGCTGCCCGCGGCGCGGATGCCAGTCGGGGAACCTGCGGTCGACGTCGGGGGTGAGGAGCTCGCGGAGCCTCGCGAGCCCGGCTTTCGGGTCGTTGTTGCCGAGCGACACGCCGATGCCGTGGTCTGCGAACTCGGTGGCGATCGTCGCCGCGGTCCCTGCTTTCGACGTGGTGCCGATGCGGTTGCGGACGGACGGGTCGGCCCACACGGTGTTGTTGTCGCCCCACCCGTGGCCGCCCTCGATCGCGGGCTTGCGACGCCGGAGGATCTCCGCGGTTGTTTCGGACGGCAGCCCCGGCCGGTAGTGCATGTCCAAGCAGACGATGTTGCCGTCGTAGTCGACGGGCCAGAAGAGCCACGCGGTTGGGTTGTTGAGCCCGTAGTCCATGCTCTCGAACCGGTCCATCGCGAAGTCCAACGGGAACCGGTCGATCACGTGCACCGTGTCCTTGAACATCGGGAAGGCTTGCCCCTCGAACGCTCCCCAGTCGCCGTCGAGCAGCTGCCGGCGCAGCTCGTCCGACAGCCGTGACAGCGACTCCGTGTACGCGACGACGTCGAGACCGGGGTTGTCAGCGACCTTCGCGGGGATGAAGATGCGGCCTTCGTGTTCGGCCGGGGTGCCTTTCACGATCGGGTACCGGTCGAGAACCCATCCGTGGCCGACGCCCCCGGGGTTCGACGCGGCGCGCATCCTGAGCGGCACCTGCGCTAGTTGCTCGAGCCGCTCGATCTGTTCGGCGGTCGCGTTGTCGGGCACCTTCGGTCTTCGCAGCCGCGAGAACAGGTAGGCGAATTGGGCCTCGGAGAACTGGGTGAGCTCGTCGAACCCGATGAACTGGAAGTCGGCGCCTTGGTAGCGGTATACGTCGCGTTCGTGCTCGCAGTACCCGAACGTCAGCGTTGCTCCCGACGGGAACGTCCAGGTTTTTCGTTCGTCGCCCCAGTGCGCTGACCCGGTGAGCCACTCGTGCGCGCGCGACATGAGCGAGCCGGGCAGGCTGAGGTCGGCGTAGGTGCGGCGCAGCAGCAGCGCCTTGTACAGCGGCACGTCCACGTACTGCAGCGCAGCACCAAGCAACCCGTCGGATTTGCCGCCGCCGGCGGCGCCGCCGTACAGCACTTCGAGGTCACTCAGCAGCAGGAAGGCGCCTTGCTGTGGACTGATCGTCTGCAGGTTCGGCCAGTACCGGTGAAGCGGCGGGAACCGTTGCGCCAAGAACTGCGGCAGGGACGGCGCCAACGGCGATGAGGACTTCGGCTGCTGCGTCAAGCGTCACCCCGCCCTCGATCGCGATCTCGTGCCGTGTCTGTCCGGTCACTTCGACGCGGCTGGTGCGCTGGTAGCCGTCGGCGTGCCGTTCGAGCAGCCGCTCGAGCAGCCGGTCGGAGTACACGGTTTCGGTGCCGACAAGAAAGCCTTTGTGGTAGACGCCTTTCTGGACGCCTTCGGTGGCGCGCCGTCGCGCCTCGTCCTCCAGCTGGTCGGCGAGCGCTTGCGCGCCCTCTTCGCGGGCCTCCTCGAACCGTTCGCGCCACATGTCGTCGCGTTCGAGCCGATGCGCAAACGACCGGTACGAGAACCCTGTGCCGAGCGCCGCAGCGTTCAGTGTTTTGCCCTCGCGGACGCGTTCGAGAAATCGGGCGA